CGGAACTATTGACACAACTAGTGAGACGTTTGAACGTTGCACTGAGCAATGGGTTGAAGATAACTGCGTGAAATATGATCAAACCCGTCTGCGTGAATGCATTCGAGAGGTCTATCGCGAAGAGCTGGCCAACAAGCAGCTCGAGCTCGAGCCTATCGACGTCATGCTCGGCAGACGGTGGGCATGGTTTGTTAACGGTGCACACTCCCCAGGAAATGAGGAGCTTGCCACCGGAATCAAAAGCCGTGCGCGCGCATTGCCTTTCGCCCGCGTCCACCGACGTGTGGTCGCTGAAAACTATTCTGCCAAAGAACTGGGAGAATGGAGAGGTGATGTTATTGCCAGTCGTGCTGCAAAGCTCGAACATGGAAAGACCCGACTGTTACTAGCTTGTGACACATGGTCGTATATCGGTTTCGAACATATACTATCATCTGTTGAAAGAGAGTGGGCAGGCCGTTTTTCTATCCTGAACCCTGGCAACTACGGATATGTCGGAATGCACAACCGACTAGAATCTGCAACCCATGGTGCGCCCTACCGAGTCATGCTAGACTACGACGATTTCAATGCACAGCATACGAATGAATCAATGGAAAGTGTGTTCTCTGTATTAGGAGAGTGGTTCCCTAAGGACGACATCTCTAAGGCCGCATTGAGCTTCCACCGTACCTACGTTAGTATCAAAGGACGGAAGGAACGACTGCTCGGAGGACTGTGTTCCGGGCACCGTGCAACGACATTTGTCAACACCGTACTGAATAGAGCTTATTTGAAGTACGTGGTGAAAGATTTCAACTCCGTCCGTGCTATGCACGTAGGAGATGATATCTTTCTCAGTGTAGTTGACGCCAAAAGAGCAGCCGATATCATCGACGATATCGCTGCCCACCCGATCCGCATGAACCCTGTTAAGCAGAGTGTTGGAGTGTACACGGGTGAGTTTCTCCGCGTAGCCTACGGCCGCGAGTCCGCATACGGGTATTATTCCCGCGCCGTGAGCTCGATAGTCAGTGGTAACTGGGTTACCGAAAAAGAAAC